CGCCAATTCATTTTAGGTTCTGTAAGGTCCTTAATCATACGTGCAATCTCAGCAGGTACATTTCCTGCGCCAGCTGCCTGCGCCGCTGACATCATACCTTCTTTGATTTCGTCACGTATTTTTTTAAGTTCTTCCTTAGAATACTTGGGTTTCTTTTTGCTTACTTTGTCGCTATCTTGTTCACCTTCTTTAGGTTTACCTTCACCTTCACCTTCGTCATCGCCTTCCCAGTCAATGTGTTCGTCTAACAGTTCGCCTAGTTGTTCAAGAAACTCCTTACCGTTCTTTTCTGCTTCTTTAAACAAGTCATCGTAGACTTCTTCTGACATCCATCCGTCATATTTAAAGTCTTGAAAGCAGTCTACAATCTTAGGCTTCTCGCCAATACGATCGCGAACAAGCAAGTTGTTTACAATATAATCTGCCGCAATATTGTGTAGTATAGGATCACGGTCTTCTCTGCGGGTTAAATGATCAAATACGCAATGTAAAATTTCATGTGCAATAACAAATTTAATTTCGCTATCGCTCATTGCGTTAAAGAATTGTGTATTAAAGTATAAGTTGCGCCCGTCTACTGCCGCTGTAGGCAACCAATCATCTGCTGCCTTTATTCTTAGACGTGTAGCCATATTACCAAAGAATGGATGACGTAGTAGTAACCCTACTCGTGCTACAACAATCCTGTCAAAAACTTCATGACGCATTGTTTCCAATTCTTCTGGTGTAATATCTGGATTTGGTTGCCAGTTCTTTTTCTCGCCAGCTACGCTCATAGTGCCATCCTTCTAACTGTTATGTATATATTATACATTATTTACAGTATTTGTCAAGAGAAAATGGACATTTTTATTGAGAATGTCCAAACTCATATGGCTTAACTTTGTTGAGCAGCCTTGATATACTTTCCATATCGATCATGGAATTCTTCAAAACACTCAACTTCATCGGGATCAATCGGAAGTCCGTATTGTGTAAGAGCAAGTTTCATGCCCATTACAACCAATTCAGTCTCAAAATTATCCATTGCAAAGCGTAGGAAGTTATTAACTTTGGAGTCAAACTTCTTGTCGCCTTTATCCGAAGATTCGCGCAATTCGTAACAGAGTGAAACAGTCAAGGAATACATGGCACTGATTTCTTTAGATTTCAGCTCTTTTACTTTGCCATCCAAAATATCTGTTGGATTAGGCATACTTGCGGCTAACTTGCGGTGAGCCATAAATTTTACAGCAAGGCCTTCGCCTACTGCACCACTTACAAGATCTGTAGTGGTATTCTCGTCGTCATCGTCATCAAGTAATTCAGACACAAACGACCAAGAACGAGGTGTAGCAAAAGAACGGCTTGGCGACTTAGGATCAAAGTCATACAAGTCTTTCTTGCTAAAAGTCAAATAACCAACAACTTCTGGATGAATGTCGTTGTCAACAGCCCACTGGAACCAATCATCAAAGTTAACTGCAAGTTCCAAGTGAACGAAACGGTTAGCCAACGGAGCAGGCATACGATAAGTAACACCTTTGTCTGCATCTCGGTTGCCTGCCGCAACAATTAATACATTGTCTGGTAGGGTATATTGTCCTACACGACGGTTAAGAATGAGTTGGTAAGCCGCGGCTTGTACAGCGGGCGCCGCTGAGTTCATTTCGTCTAAGAACAAAATAATCCATTTGTGATTCTTAGCCATTTCAGCGTCAGGAAGCTCTGCAGGAGCCGCCCATACCATTTTGTTATCATTGGCAGCATAATAAGGGATACCTTTAATGTCTGTAGGTTCCCAAAGACTTAAACGAACATCAATAACATGAGCGTTTATTGACTTGCCAATCTGGTGAATAATATCTGATTTACCAATACCTGGAGGACCCCAAAGAAACAATGGGCGTTTCTTTTCAAATGCTCGTTGGATTGATTTCTTAGCCTGGTTAGGGCTCACGGTGCGTGTAATCGTAGATTCCATTGTGTATTCCTCTTTATCTAGTGCCATAAACTTATTTCTAAGTATGTTTATATAATAGCATCGTTAGATGTAAAGGTCAAGTCTTTTTTATGATTTTTCTTGTCTTTTGAGTGCTTTGACTAAGCCATATTTTTTGATATCGCCTGAAAAAAGATGTAATTCCATTGCTTTCTTTTCGTTAGTAACAACGATACCTTTTCTACCCATATAGTAAGGGCAGTCAATAAATTTGTCCAAAAACAGTATTACTTGTGTAGTAATTTCAAAATCTCTAGGATAGGGAATTTCATAAGTTGACAGTTCTAGATCTTCACTTATAAAGCGATAGCCTTCTTCAGTTAGCCGAAGGCCCCCTTCTGCTTTATTCCTAGTGTTCTGCCACCAAACCGGCATGTATTCTTGCATGGATGCTTCTGTTATTGCTTTACCGGATTGTTTTAGGAAAATTTGTGTATAAACTTCTTTCCAGTTCATTCTGTAACTACTTCGCCTGATGTAAGTTTTACCACAGTAAAACTATTTGTATCAAACATATCGTTTAGTTTTTTAGCTAAGTTATGTGCATGTCCTGGATTAGAAAAAGAAACTTTTTTATATTTAGGCCCAGGATAATTTGTAAGCATGTTTGCAGACTTTAAATTAAACGGTTCGTTGTTAAAAAAGACAGCCCAAATGGCTTCTGCTTGGAGTACTTGCTCGCTCTTATAGGTCTTTTTATCTACATGCTCTAGCAAAATTTTAGGTTTTGGCCTACTCATATGCGTATCCTTCAATATAATATACGCATATATTTATCTCAATTTAGAAGTAAATTACCAATTTGCTTTTGAAGAACCCATTTGAATCTCAATGATTTCGTCTTGGCCAGAAGTTTTTCTAATAAGAAGTTCTTCTAAATCACCATTTAGCCTAGACATTACTTCGCCTAGAGTAAATGCAAGTCTTTTAGCATTTTGCATATCTAAACGTAGTTCTTTAGCTCTACTTGCGTCTGCACTTTTAACTTGCTGAATAAATTGCTGTATAGCAGTTGTGTTTAATGGTTCAGGAATTGTTGACACGACTTAACTCCTGACGCATTTCTAATTCTGTTTTAAACGGACCGTGTGTTTTATAACGTTCTACAGTAATTAGTTTAGGACAAAAACTTTTAACCCAACCTTTTTCAAACCGTATTACGTAATACCCTGCACAATATAAACTCTTAGATTTTTGACTTTTTGTAAATAACGGAAGTTTACGTTTTACGTCTAACATACTGTTATAAGGTACACAACTTGTAGGGTATCCGTGAACAATCTTTTCTTCTACAATATTGTGTTCTTTTATTTCTAAACTTTGCCATTCTAGTGTACCACCAAAGTTTTTCTTTAGTTGTCTTTCACTTGAAAAGAATCTTGTACCATCGGTTCCACTTAGCATAAAACGATCATCGTTCCATGACATAGTTCCAATTTTTTCACCGTCGTTTTCAACGATCCAAAATTTATCTTTTAATACTTCTTTTGCTTTTACTGTCATTGTGGATACCTCGCGTTTAGTGGTTCTGCATAATGGGTGGCCTGCTCTGCAATGCGTTGCATGTCCCATTTTGCACAAAATTTCATTAGTTTCATACCAACCTGTGATATAGACTTAGGTTGTACTTCTTTAATAGTATTGTTAATTATCTCTCTAATTTCTGCAGGTTGTGCAGTCAAGTCACATAGTGTAACATTACGATTGTAATCATCTAGTACACGATGTTCTTCGCCATTATGATCAGTCCAGCGTTGTAACATCATGTTATTCCAATTGTAGCCTTTGTTATCTTTATCTGCAAATGCTTCAATAAGACCTACTTTATTCTTAGTGCCTTTCTTGCGTACACCTGGATAAGCAGAGAATACATTGTCACTAGTGTCGCCACGCATACACTTTTCAAACAACATAAATGCAGGATCAGGAGCAGGACGAGGTTCACCAGTTTTCTTATCAATTACAGGCTTGCGTTTCTTGTCATCAAAATAACCTTCATGTGTAATAATAGTATTACTGACACCATTATATTGACGCACATTAGGAGCAATCAATTGTGCAAAGTCACCATCAGTACTAATAATAACATGATCATCGTTAGGATGATTCTGTACCCAACCTGCAATAAGATCATCTGCTTCTAGTTGCGGATGTTGCATAACGGTACAGTTAGTTTTCTCTGTAACAAAGTTCTTAAACTCGTCAAAGATTTCCCAGAACACTTTATCT